GTTGCCCTTAATTAGCTCCGTGAGGAGTTGGTGAAATCATATCATGCCCTTGGATAAACCAGTGCGTGGTCAGACTAGCCCAAACCAAGTGGAACTGGTGAACGTTAATAGAATTAACTGATTTTACGAGCAAGTCAGCAATACATTGCGATCATCAGAACCACACAGCCCTTTCGGGGGCAAAGCAAACTCAAATGACGAACAAAACACACATACAACAGCAGGGGTCTAATGCCTTCAGTAATGCAACATACACATTAAGGAATTTCTTATCCTTAGGAAAATCCACTGAAAAACATGAACTGCTAAATAAGGTACACACTAAAGAGACCAAGTCCGGAATAGAGCTTGCTCGCCGACTACTTCGCGATTCCATTGGTGGCAATGACACTGTCTTCGCCTCTCCCTTCAATGGAACTGTAACTGGGAAAGATCTTTTTATTTCCTGTGGGAGAAAATTTAAATCCTTACTAGATGAGGTAGAATCGAGAAAACGATCAGCTGCAGATTTCGTCACCCTGCATAAGATTGAATTTTTGGTTTTCCTGGTGCTTGTGATGGGCACCATTCGGTTGGTGGTACGGTGGCTACGCAATCGACAGAGACGAATCGAAGCTAGGATAGCTGCGATAATTGAAAGATCAGAGGAAGAACTGGTCTTGCACACGGAGGCTCGTATTCGTTACTCCACGGAGTATACGCATTTGACCATCGGAAAAGTAGATAAATTGTTCAAGCAGGGATGTCTTAGCTTGCGAAAAGACGCTCCAAGCGCCTCTTCGCCGGGTGAGACAGAGTCTAGTGAATTCACACGCGAGGGCTGGTTGATGTTGACGAAAGAAAACGAAGGCAAAGACCTGTCCGACTGGAATACAATCCGAAGAAACGACTTGATACGACCTGGCGACGCCTTCAAGGGCACGTGGCACGCGCTGTGGAATGAACCCCCACGCGTGGACGCGGGTCTTTGGGATGTCACCATGAAGACTCAAAAGATTTCTTACGATGTGATCTATCTTGGGAGAGACTCCAATAGGAGGAAGATTCGGTACAACTCGGCCACTGACTTCGGTTTGTGTTCGAGTTGGTTAGATTTCTTCTACCAAGTCAACGATGATGTTCCGAACTTCCTTCGGAATTGGGATAGTTGGACACTCAACAAACCCATGGAGCGATTATTCTCTTTAATCGAGCCTCATCATCAGCTGATGACCCCTCCAAATGAGACTTTCCCCATGTTGGTCCCGTGTCACAAACAATATCGGTTGATCTATTTTAGACAACATCGAATTAAAATCATCTCTGATAAAATCATCACCACCATGCGCACGAATGGTGACTGGAATCCAGACGCATTTATGGCCACGTACAGAAATGTTGTCGGTGGTAACAGCCAAATCAGTATGGGGCATAGACTTTCAGATCGCGCTATGATCGATTACCTACCGCTTATAGAGCAGAATGTCTACGCTTCTCGTGCACAAAACAGGGTGTCTAAGTGACTACTTGGGCAACGTACGGCCAGTCAAAGCCTGGCCAACCCCAGGCTTAATTGGCCGGTCTTTCATGGACCACACGTGGTCATTGAGGGATTAACGTTGCATTATAAAGGTAGACAACTTAGACATCCAAATCTTTACGTGGGACCGACAGGAGTTGTCGGTCAGTGGAGCTGTTTCAACTCCTCATCACACAACTTGTACCTGGGAATCGTTAACAGGGTTCTCATGATCAAGAACCCCGGTTTCGACTACGATAAGGTAATTGGGAATCATCCTTACCTTACCAATAAATTGAGACAGGGCCTTGAGTTTCGTTGTATGCTTGATGTATCGAAAGACGCGTTCTTTCATGCTTCGAAACTGCAGCCGGTGTGGTATGGAAACATGCAGAGCATCAGTAGGAGGTTGTCCAAAGGGATACGAGTGGGGAAAATGACTCCTGAAGACTTCGTGGAGACTAGACCTTCGGGTAAATACCAGGTCTATTCTGAAGCCTATCAGGAACTCAGAGATCAGCGCGTCTTGCTGCCAAAAGACACACACGTTAACATTTTTGTAAAATGGGAGCTGGTGGCGTCTGCTGACAAAGACCCGCGGATCATATCACCCCGCTCGCCTAAGTACAACATACTACTTGGCCAATACATAAATAAGAGAAATGAATTGGCTATATATAGTGGTATAGATGTTTTATGGGGTGAGGTTTCAGTATTCAAGCATTGCAATTTACAAGTGATGGCTACCGAGATTGTGAGGAAATGGAACACATTTACCTCTCCAGTGGCGGTAGGGCTGGATGCTAGTAGATTTGATCAACACGTGTCACGAAGGGCGTTGAACTTTGAACACTCAGTTTACAGGAGACTGTGGCCTGGGGACAAAATGTTGAATGACCTTTTGAGATGCCAACTTATAAATTATTGTAAGGGTAAAGGAGATCTTTACGACTTTGAGTACAAAGCAACTGGCAGGATGTCTGGAGATATGAATACATCCGTCGGTAATGTCATTCTGATGACCTCTGTTTTACTACATTGGAAAGAAACCTTAGGGTTGGAATTCAAGTTAGTGAACAATGGAGACGACTCAGTAGCTATCATGGAATCGACTGACCTAGCAGAATTTCTGCGGGGTTTTGATTTGTTCTTTGTGGCCTACGGCTTTAACATGGTGGCGGAAACGCCGGTGTACCATGTTGAAGAAATTGAGTTTTGTCAGATGAAACCAGTCCAACTCGACAACGGGTGGATGATGGTTAGAAAACCGACGAGTGTGTTCAAAGACATGATTGCCATATCTTCCAAAGGCGTTGCTCATTACGACAATTACTTACGTGATGTCGGGATGTGCGGCTTGTCACTCTATAGTGACTGTCCCCTAGTAGGGGTGTTCTACAACACCTTGAGCTCACGCGGAGACGAGCGACTAGAGGGGGAGTTGAAGGGCGGGCTAGCTTATTGGTCGAAACAAGCGGGCTTTGAGAAAATTCCTGTGCTTCCTGGGGATTACTCTAACCAAGCTCTCTTGAGTTATTGTAGAGCTTTTGCGCTCAATCCCTCAGTCGTTAAGAATTTTGAAGACCTTGTTGTGAAAGATTTATTCGCGGCAGTCAGGTATCTGTCACTTTTGTGTTAAAATGGTTAACGTAAAAAGTAAAAGTAATGCTAGGACCGGGGGTGCCGTATCACCCTCGAATGTTGATTTCATCAACACCGGCCACGCTGCGCAGTCAAGGTACATCGCAGCTCTGGCCAACCCGTGGGCCGCGCCAGCGGTCCCAATTCCGGATTCTTTCCTTAAAGCCCATTGTGCTAAGATTGGACTTGAGGAAAGTATCACAGGCGTCAGAACGTTGAATCTGGGATTCTACAAAAGTGCTGAATCCGCTACTGGCGATTACACCGTCAGTTTGGAAGCGCTTGATGCAGGTGGCACGGCGGTAATAACACCGCGATACTTCAACACTAGTGTTGGAGCTCGTCTTGTTGCCGCGGGCATTTCCTTCGAAGATGGAGCGCAAGCTTCTGACATCGGTGGGTTTGTCACGTACGCTCAGCATGATGCCGCTTATCAGCAAGGCACAGCAGCTGCCGAACCAGTCATGGTCGATTCCCGCACTGAACGCAATTATGGGTATGGCTCTGTAACTTATTCTCTTAACCGTCGTCAAGCGATGGATTTTGAGGGTGATGCCAGAACCTTTCTTAAGATTGAGTTCAGTGAGGACAAGAGTATCATTGCCAGGTTTGCTGCCATTGTCGAGTGTGATGGAGCTCAAGGTTTCACTGAAGGGATTGTCGCTCAAAATGATTTTCTCATCACGCAAACTATCCAGAACCACCACGCTGGAGTCTTTGGTGACACTCCGCACCCCAAAACTAATGCGCATTTGCCGCCGAAGCTCACCGCTTTGGCGCCACATACGTCGCACCACTTCTCCGATATGTGGCATACCGCTGCTAATTGGGTGAGTAGTGCTGCAGGTTGGGCATGGAGGCATAAAGACAGGGTATCTGCTTGGGCTAACAAGGCCGAGCAGGTATACCAGGACGTCTCTGCTTTCCGCGGATCAATCACTGCTGCCAGAACTGGTGAAATCCTGTCCCTAGGCTCACGTGCCGCTCCTTTGCTATTGGCTTAATCATGAGGTCACTCATGGTAAAAGTTAATACTGCATTTGGATGGTGCTTGTGCAAGTATGGAGACAGATTGTCCACCAGGGATCCACAGAACCCTTTGCCTTCAAAGGATGAGGCAACTTCACCGTCTTCGGACAATGAAGATGCCACAACCGCCACTCAATCTACCGCAGCCTCCGACCCTTGAGGACCACTCCCCTGGGTTTGTGACTACGGTGCAAAACGTGTGGCACAGAGGTGAAGATTTCGTCGTCAGACGACCACACCTTATTGCTATAACGGGAGAGGGCGTAATAGACCCGCTTTATTACAACCCTCCTCCGGTAGATGGGTTGGTAAGTGTCGATATGTTAATGGGACTACATAATGGTGGTTCCGCTACACATACAGGCGCTTTTCCGGCGTTTTGAAATTAGCAAAAGTCCAGTCCGTGCGATGGCTGGCATGACGAAAAACAAGCTGTACTAGTGCCCCGAC